GGACAGAAACATCGACAGCTTGTCCGTGACGGTGTGGTGAGTCTTTAGCTCCACCTATACTATCGTTGTGTTCCTTGCATCTAAACGCAGAGGTTATTACCATAGGACGATCAAATTCTTTTCTAATTTCTACAAGAGTTTCCATAAACTCAGGTTTCATGGGTGCATCTTCGCAACCACATTTACATTTTAACTCGTTATGTGTAAAGTAATCCCACTCTACAAGCATTATACAGACCTTCTAGTTACTAGACCACCACCGCTCATATCAAGAATAGCTTGTTCTTCTTGTTCTTTTTTTACAGAAGGAGGACTTTGTAAAGGACTTCCTTGCGAGGGCGAATGAAGTTGTTCACCACTATCTTTTTGTACCATTCCTCCACCCTGCATAGGCATTTGTGGTGCGTTTTGTTCTTGTGGTACTTGCATCGGTGGCATTTCTGCTTGTTGTGCTTGCTCTTGTTGTTGCGGTTGAGGTACAAAAGCTTTTTGTTTGTCTCCTCTTGATTTCTCAAGTTGTGCGCGAAGCTCTAAACCTTTTTCACGATAGGTTTCAAGACGCTGCATTCCTATGTATTCCACAAGCTCTTTTGGAATGCGATACTCAAAGTTAGAAATCTTAATAGGAATATCAGAGTCAGGGTCAGCACCTTCAATCTGCACGCCTTCTTGTTGTGCTTGCTTCATGGCCTTTTTAACTTCTATGTTGATATTATTTAATCCTACGTACAGAACAGACTCATAGGGCAGTATAAAATCACCCTCTTTTGCTGTTGTAGGAATATCATCCTCTACGGACTCTACGCCACCCTCTACAGGCATATCACCCATAGGCTCGTTAACTACACCTGCTGGTATCGGCGGTGCTTCCATTTCGGGAATGTTAGGTTGAATAAGTGCCATTATATTTGTCCTATTTTATATTAAATTGTACCTGCATCACCGCCTGTTGGATCATCTCCAAAGGCGTCAGAGAAATCGTCAGGATCAGCGTCTGGATCAAAATCTCCAAATATGCTTGTATCGAAATCAAAATCACCAAAGTCTTCATCAGTGTCAAATAAATCTACGTCACTAAAATCAGCTTGATCAGTAAAGGGATCAGAAATAGCCTCTGAACCAAATATGTTTTCATCTTGGTTTCTTGCGTCTGAGAATATAGCTTCAGCTTGTTCTATTGCTTGCTGCTCTTGTTTTTGAGTTTGCAGCCTATCAGAAATTAAGTTTCGCCCTGCTAATTGAGCTAGTTGAGCTTCTAATTCCCCTTCTGTTCCGGGCATGGAGAATATACCCTCTATGGCAAGATCATCTTCTTCTTGTTGCCTTTCCATACCCTCAACACTTGTTCCAATACCAAAAAAGTCTGCAAATGGAACAATGTTGTTTATAAGTGCAGATGCAAAATCTCCTGTTGTAAAACCACTAAACTCGGAAGAAGCTATCTGTGCGCCTGTAAGACCTGCTGAAAACGCAGTGGTTCCAATTCCTGTTGCTAAGAACGGATTAATACCCGGTGCCGCTCCTAACACAAAACCTTCGACAGCTTGTTTACCTGCTCCTGATAAAATTTGTCCTCCAATAGTCTCTGCAGTTACATTGTCAAGACCTAATCCTTGTGAAAGCAAATCTATTGAACGAGATAGCTCCATACCTGTAGTAGGTCTACCTTCTGCTTTTGCTCTTGCAATGTCAGAAGGAGTTGTTATAGAGCCACCAAACAAAGATTCTGTAGGAGCATCCTGCTTGTCAAAAGCTGAACTTTGTGTAGCAGCAATCGCCTCTTCTGCTTCCGTTGCGCTAAAGAAACCTTCAAAATCATCCGAAATATCTATAAGTGGATCAACTGCTTCTTCACCTAAAATAGGATCAATAACATCTACAAAATCGGTTGACTTAGCTGCTTCTGTTAACTCATCTAAAACATCTCGTTCTCTTGTAACATCTGCAACTTGATCAAACACTTGTTTAACAGATTCCGGTTCCGTAACAGCTTCCGGTGCTTCTACTGGTTCAGCAAGAAAACCCGGATTTATTTGTTTGATTGTTTCTATAGCTAGATTTTGAATACTTTCTTGATCTTGTTTTTCTTGTGCCGCTCGTCTGGCCTTGAGTATAAAAGATTCAAGAGCTTGTGCTTCTGGATCGGTTCCTAAATCTTCTCGTAATTGTGTTACAAAAGATTGAATTGGCTCCGGTTCAGGAGCAGAAGGATCAGGAGGATCAGGAGTAGCAGTAGGTACAAAACCACTTTGTTGTCTTAGTGCAGTTACTGCTGGAGTGCTTGATGAAAAACCTGCTTGAGAAGAAGAAAACACAGGGTCTGGTTCTGGATCAGGTTCTGGTGTTGGTACAGGATCTGGGTCTGGGTCTGGGTCTGGGTCTGAGACTGTAGGTTCTGCAGCGGTAGTTTTAGGTTGTTCTTTACGATCTACAATCCCGTCTAAATTTCCTTTCCACCAGTCTCTAAACTCTGGGTGTTCAGGGTGAGCATAGGGGTGTTGCACGTAGTCTGCTACAAAATCATCATAAAGACCGCCTGCAAAAGCATCTCCACTAACGTTTGGATCAGAATAATATGTAGGGCCAACTTCTCCTCCCTCATCAACAACTCCTAAGATGCCCTGCCTTAAATATTTAGGATCACCAAACCCACCTATGTTTTGTAGATGTTCTTTGAAACGTTGAAACCCTCTGTCAGTTTGATCTACTGGCATATTTATTTACTCTTGTGCTTTTGCATCTGATTTAACCGATATATTCAGGTTCTGAAGTGTTTCCAGTAAAGCCATCTTGCCCTGCAGACGGCGCATCTCCAATTCCGATTCCACCACCACCAACTGCCGTTGCGTCATTTGGCCCAACTGTTGTAGGTACTCCTCCAGCGGCTCCCATGTTTCCGGGTTGTTGACCAGCGGGAGCAGCTTCTTCGCCTGTTGTGCGTTCATTTAGTCCTCTCAATACCTCTGCAAAAATAGCAGCATCATTTACATCATTTACAAGAAGATCGGGGTCAATGTCTTGACTGATTGCAAGTTCTCGTACTAGATTTGGAATCTTAATAAACGGAGCAAGCATCGGGTTTGCTACTGTTTGTAACAGTGCAGTCAAGCGTTGACTTCTTACTTCTTTTTGTATGACTGCGCTTGTTCCGCGAGGCTTAATCTCAAGATCACCGTGTATTTCAGTCATTGTGTCGTTAAACTGCATGTTCCACTGAAAAAACGCCTCACCCATTGGCTTGAGAAGAAAGTCATCAATATTTTTAATTACTGTTTTAATGCTTAGACCTGCACTGGACATAAGCATACTTAGACCTGCTGCTGTTCGTCCAGTGCCAGTTACGCCTGTTTGACCGTGCGTAATACTTGGAATACCTGTCTGCTCGTCTGCAAGCTGTCGAGCCTTATCGTACATTTGTATGTTTTCTCCAGCAGTATTTGGAAACTTAATACCGTTTACTGCTGTTCCCGTTACGCCAGACTGCCTACGAAAGACCTTGCCGGGATATACATCGTACGATTGGCCGGGAACCAGTTGCGTTTCATCTATGTCAAATACAAGATTACCCGCAAGAGCTAGGTTATCAATAGCCATACGAACATGTCCGTTCATTAGAAGCTGGCTATCTTCCATGTTTTCAGCTACACCTACACCAAAGATTTGATACGGGTTAAGTTCAAAAGGAAACGAATAAAACGGAAGCCGTGTAGGTAAAAATGGATTAGATACAATACGAAGAATATGATTTCCGCAAATCCAAGCGTTTACCTGAATAGACGGTCCCGCATCTGCTGGTATTTCAAGACCAGCGTCTTCAGCACTGTTTGTATCCATGATACCCCAGTACTCCAACACTTCATAACGATACTTTTCATTTTGAGTATCTTTTTCGTTATTATAGAGCGTGCTTTCAAAATAACGTTCTTCATAGTTTGGTCCTTCTTCCAAAACTGCTTCAATAGCATCTTTGTCAAACAAAGGTCGGTTTAATAAATCAAACAGTTGCTCACGATTAAATCTGTGACGCTGAATAGCGTATTCGCAATCGTGTGTAGATGTAGCAGAAGGATCAGGATAAAAATCCCAACAACTTACAGACTCAATACGAGGTACAGACTTTTCGTATGGTGCGTAAACCTTTTCTTCTGTTTCTTCACTTATAGACCAGTTATGTACAGTTTTGTTGTAATTAAATGGTCCTTTAATAATTCCTGTGCCTAACAAAGCACATTCAAACAAAGCGTGACGCATAACAGTTACAGCATTTGTATCTAAAAGCTGATCTTGCATACACTTTTCGAGAAAACGTGCAGCTTCTCTAGCTGGAGAAACTTGCGGTTCTCCTGCTCTTGATGGACCTTCTTCTAAATTTGCACCTTCATAACGATCAGCCATTCCACCTAAAGGTGGTGTAGCTTCTGTAGCACCGGGAGGAAGTTCTCTACCGTCACCCGGAAAACCTATCGGGTCCGGTTCTTCTTCCGGTTGTTGAGGATTTTTAGACAGGTGTGCAAATTCTACAATACCTTCCGGTACTGGAGTAGACTCAACTGAAATGGGAAACTTATTTTGCGAAAAAAGAATGTCTACGATCTGACCGTAAGCGGCAAGAACTTTTGTTTTTGTAATCTTAATAAAAACTTGACTTCGCTCATTTTCACGATACTGTGTTGAAGAATCGTATATACCACGATAATTCTTATAAGCTTGTAGCCATCTTTCTTCGTCAGGAAGCCTTCCAGTTTCAGCATCTTCAAAACGAGACTGAATGGTTCCAACAAGTTCATACTTGTCTTCTTGCTTCATTTAAATGCAACTTTCGTTAAGTATTTCAAAATTAACTGTCGGGGTTGTACTCAGCCATTTTACCAAGAACATTTGGGTCTACGTGCTTACTTCCCGCTTCTGAAGGAAAGTCTTCAGTCAAAGGATAGTTATTTTTAATTACAGTATCAAACTCTAGCTTTTCACGATACAGTGCCGACTCGTTTACATCTGACATTTCACCCTGTTTTGCCATTTGTTTTTCGATGTATCCTGCACCGTACATTTGTGTATTTCCTGTAGGCATAATATAGTTTCCTTTTGTAAGTTGTCAATTAACGATTAAATAATTCTGCAGCTTGTGATTGTAAATCTCTTCGTGCAGCCCTAATCTTATCTAGCTGTTCTTGATTTATAGAGCGTGGATCAAGTTCCGTAATGCCGCTGTCTCTCATAATTCCTGTAGATATTGCAGGTTGTTCTGCTTCTACTCGTCTTTGATACGTTTCCTCTAAATTATCAAGATACTGCATTCCACCTTCATCCGTAGCCTGTGCTATGAAACGATCTTCATCACCCATAAGTCTTTGGGGTGTATCCGCTTCACTTGTTCTTGGTACAGGCATACTTTCCAAATAGTCTGCTTGTCTAACAGTCGAAGGAGCGGGTCTTTCTCCAGCTTCTGCAAATGCTGCAGGAGTTGCGGCAAGGGCTTCTTCTGCTACAGTTGCTGCTAAACCTAATCCTGTTGCTGCACCAGCGACGAGTTTTGGACCTGTTTTCTTTGCTGCTTCTGATAGACCTTCAAGAAAGTCTCCTACTTTACTACGAACTTCTTGCGAAGAAAGAGAAGGGTCAGAAGATGTATCGGTAAGGTTTTGTGTAAACGGCGTTAAGTCTCGTTTTGGTTCTACAGGTGCTTCTATTTTTGGTTGTGTAGCTACTTGCGAAGCTTGTACTCTTTGTGCTTCTTGTGCAGATAAAGCTTCTTTAACATCATCTGCATCAAAAGCTTCATCAGGTTTGTATCCCTGCATAAACATATTGAATGATTGTTGAGTAGGGAATGAGGATTGTACTTTTGCTTTTGTTTCCGCATCCATGTCTAACTCATCTAAACGAACTTCGTACGCTGCGCGTTCTGCTACAGTTAACTTTGCCTTTTCTCCCAAAGCTTGCATGTCTGCTTTATTTTTTACGTCATACAATTCTGAAACAAAGTTTGCAGTGTTAAAACCTTGCTGAGTTAAAAACTCGACGGGCGTAGCATCCGGTATAAGTCTTCGTAAAAAAGCAGACTGTGCGGTTGTTTCTTTTGTTGTTTGAAACTCTCCTAAAGTACCTGCACGGTATGTTGTTTCTCCGATACTACGGTCTTTTGTTTTGTGTTGAATAAGAGCATCAGCGTTGGAAGTTCCACCACCCTCTGCTTCAGGAATGCGTTCTACAAAAGAGAAAGCAAATTTTCGTAAAACATTGTGGCTTAAAGGTACGTCTTTTAAAACACCTTTTACATTTTGTTTTACAGCAGGATATCCAGCTTGAGTTAACTTATCTTGAAGAATTCCTAGATAAGACTTTTCTATGCTTCCTGCACTGGGAAAAACTTTTTCTCCACTTGCAGATTGAGTTGCGTCAGAAAGAATACTATATAAAGTTGGATTTAGTGCATACTCTGTAAGTTTTCCTTTGTTGTTTATCACCATTACTTTATCATCAGAACGAAGAAATGTCTTTACAGAGTCTGTAGCTTTTAACTGTTCTTCAGAAGGGTCTATTTGAGATACAAAATTATTTATGTCTGGTGATCGCATTCCTGTAACTACAGACATAAGCATATGGGCTTTTACAGTTTTCGCAGGTATGGTGGTTTTACCAACTTGTACATCTTGAATATCATTTAATGTGTCACGAAATGCTTTAAGCATAACTGCATCTGGTGCAGTTTTAATCTGTCCCGGTATGTCCCGTTCTGTCAAAGCAAAACCTAAAGTTTTAAATGGACCTTTAGGATTAGGATTAGGTTTCCCTTTATTTTTTGCATTCCAAGAAGCTAAAGCATTTGCTTCACCAGCCCTTAGATTATTAAACAACGTAGAAAGGTTGTTTCCTAAATCTCTTATGTTTCCTTTTCCAAATGTTCTGTCTCCTCGTAAAGTTTTCTCTCCTTTAAGAAGACGTTCATTGGTCATTACTCGTTCAATATTTTCTTCAGTATTAAGTTCTTTTAAAGTCATATTATCAAGAACGATACCAGCATCTTCAATTAATTTTAAACTGGTACGATATTTTGATTCTGCGGCCCATTTTTGACCTTTACCTTCTGCCTCTATCTTTTTAGAATTAATATAATCTTCAAAAGCCTGACGGACAGATGTTTCTGTTTGTGGGGATTGTATGAAAGGTTCTTGTGCCATGTGTAGAGGTTTTTTTAATATCCAAATGTTGAGTTAACTGGTTGATAGCTTTCTTGCTGTTTAATCGAATGAAACATAGAACTGGTAGCATAGCCAGTCTGACGAGTCATGCACATGTACCGTAACGCATCGTACGCATGATCCTCTGCCTTTGTATCCACATCTTCCGATTGTGTTTTGGAAAGTGGAAGTGTAGGCAGTGTACGTACAAGATTAGTACAAGTACCAAAGATTCGTAAACCGGGTTCTTCTCCATTTTTTAACGCAAGTCTACGGTGGAGTTCGATTTTCCCAGCTATGCGATTTCTATCCGCTGGTACAAAACGTGTACCTCTACGGATCATTGACTCTGCTATGCTTGGTCCCGTGCCATGTCTTGACCAACAAGAACCATCTAAAACTGATTGTGTCATTTGAGGATCGTCATATTCTAAAGACATAATAAGGTCTGCAATACTTTCTCCGGTGTGACCCTTTTCGTAAAGCTCTCGATATATCCAGATGTTGTTGTCCCAATCTACAGCGCCCCAAAGAACACAAGAAGGACTGCTATATCCATAATCCATTGCGCGTATACGGGGCCAATTGTATGGAATCTCAAAAGGTTCAACAACATGTACAGACCTATCAAATTCACTAAATGCCGCTCCCTCTGCTACGTCCCAATCGCCCTCTAGAAGCCGTCTACGTTCTACTTCTGGTAGACTAAGAAGCATTGCCTCATATTCACCAGATTCCGATAAGTAGGGATTGTCCGTAAGTCTTGCTGGTATAAATCTGCGCTGAAAGAGTGGTTGTTGCGTCTTTGGATTTTTTAATGTTCGTCCTGTGTCGGGATCGACTGCCCAAAACGGCGTATTTGGTGGACACGGATCAATAAACATTTTTTTAATCCACCAACCACCTGAACCACCCGGATTCGCAGAAGCTCGCATATACGTTTCCAACGAGGGGTCGGTGGTTCTGAGTCGGCTACGAAGGTAAGTCCAAACATAGGGGGTGGGATAATGTCCCAATTCATCGACGCCAATCCATGTAAATGCTTGTCCTTGATACCTTGTAACATCGTGGTCTTTATCTACGTAGCTAAAAAGTGCTGTAGCTCCGCTTGGAAATATCCACGTTGATTTTGATTCTCGAAATACTGCGCCGTTAAAAGCGCGAGGATAAAGTTTGCGTGACTGTTCGATAAGTTCAGTCAATTCTGCAAGTGTTCGTCTTAAAAGAAGCGCCTTATGGTTTGGATTATCCGCATATCGCAACAGATCAACCAACATCGCGTAAGATTTTCCACCACCTGCTGCGCCACCATACAAAACTTCTTTTTCAGGAGATGCCAAAAAGTCCGTTTGTGGACCTTCGTTGGGTCTGAAGATAAGTTCTGTGTCTTCCTGTAGTTGATTCCTGACTTGGGCAGGTAGGGAAGCAATAGTCCTATCATCTACGACTCCACCTTTTCCAGCGATCTGATCCGATTTCTTCAACGCTTCCGCTTGATTGTTCAGATTCGCTAATTTCTTCTCTGATTGCTCTAATATCTTCTTCTGAGAGGCGATCTTTCGGCGCTCGTCTACTTTCTTTTTTTGAACTTTTGAATACTGGTAGCGCCCTTTTTCTCCGGGTTTTAAAGGTGGTCTGCCCCTTTGTTTCTTTTGTGTGCTTTCTGCTGCTTTCGACATTTCTTAACACCATGCGTATATGTTACTTAACACGACGATACTTTCGAGTTTTCTTCGCAATACGTTTTGGTTGCTTGGCGTGTTGTTTACCTTTTTTAATTGCTTGTCTTTTCTTTTTTGTGGTTGCAGCATATTCAGAAGAGGATAAAGAACGAATTGCAGCAGAAGGCAGATACCTTTCACCTGTTGCTTTTGGCCCTTGTGTAGAAGGTTTACCAGACTTTGTTCTCCATTTTTGTTTACCCCATGATTTAAGGCTTCTTTGAGATTTTTTCAAAGCCATACAAAACTATCCTTTGTACCCGCCACCAGAAGCTTTATATCTTTTTGCTAACATTTGAGCTTTTCGTGCGCTCCACTGTCCCGGCTTGCCGCCTTTTCCACCTGCTTTAATTTGGTTAAAAAGACGTTTTCTCATAGCTGGCTTTGTGTAGTTTCCAGCTTCATTTACCCTAGACTTAGATTTCGTAGCTTTTTTACGAGGAGGCATTTACTTTTTCTTACGCCTTGTCGCTGGTTTCTTTTTAGAAGCATATTTACTTTTCTTCATCATGCCGCCTTTTGACATGTATTTAGTTTTTTTACGCATGGTTTATTCCTTATATAAATTATCAAAGGTTATATCAGGGTCTGTGTAGCTATCATGTATTTCTGATGAGTGTATGTACTGGCTAGGAACGAAATCAGGCGCTCCCTCTCCAGTAACCCACAAAGCTGGATTTGTAACTCGTACTCTGTTGTTTGGCAGTGCAACGATGTTACCTGTCCATTTGTCAGCGTCGATAAGCTGTAGTACGTGGCTTTGTTTGTGTTGTGCAGGGTCATCACTTATGTAGCTGTCCGTGTAATCTACAGTAAACATATAGCGTCCTTTGTAGAAATCTCCACCTATTTTACAAATCCACGGACTAGAACTTACTCTGTCCATAACAATTATGCTGTGATTGCGTGAAGAACAGTCCCACGGCTGGGCTAGGTGTGTATCCATTCGCTCTGGTACTTCTTCTAAGCCCTCATCTGCAATTAAAGCTGTAATGGGCATTCTTGCCCACATTGCTCCACCATGTACGTTTTCTTCTTCATCTATTCCAGTAAACACAACTTGAAAACTTAGACAACGGTCTGGAATTGTATTTACTGCGATAACAAGAGCGTGTAGAAGCTCTCCATGATATTCTTGATGATTATGAGTAAACTCTTTTCGTATCCAGCATTTGAAATGAGGAATATTGCTCATTAAGTACGACATGGCACTTCTCCTTTATTAGCATTTCCAGCGCCTTCTAGCTTGGCGTATTCTCGAATTAGGATTCTTTGCAGCTTTTGGAAACTTTTTCATCTGTCCTGCGCTTCTAGCACAGTAAGATTTACGTCTTTTTGCTGCTTTGCTCCCCGGCTTGACCTTTCCAGTCACTGCCGTTTTGAGTTTACTCCCCGGATTTGCTCTACGATGCGCTGCTACGCCAGCGCGAGTCATTCCTGCACCCTTTTTGGTAGGACGATAGTTCTTTTTAGTGCGAGGAATTGGTTTTTGTGCCATATTATGCTCGTTTTGTACGAGTTTTCTTTCTTTTCTTTAGATTTTTAAAGTCTGCACCCGTAATTTTGTTACGAGGAGGTGCAGCACCAGCGATTTTACGCTGTTTTGGGCTTAATCTTTTGCTTTTCATTGTTACTTACGCCTTTTACGCGCAGTTTGCGCGGCTCTTTTAAATTGACCAGTAGTCGGAGCGCCTTTTGCTCCCGGTTTTCTCATTTTTTCACCTGAACCTGCCTTTATTCTACGTTTTTTAGCAGCGATATTAGCATACAAACCACGCCTAGCCATTGAACTTTGCCTTTCTTGAGCCACGCGAGTAGACCTTGCCACCGCTTTTCTTATTTTGAGGTAGTTTTCTTGTAGCTGTTCTAACTCTTGTAGATTTTAATTTTGGTTCTTCTGGTTTATAATTGTTAGAAAGTAGTTCTCGCGCTCGTTTTACCATCTCTAAGTTTTCTTCATTGCTGTTAAAAAGATGAAAAAACCCAAGATCAGAACGAAGGTCAGATATTGTATCTTTAACTTGTTTTACTGGAACTCCAAGATTGGTGGCTATATATTGGGGATTAGCGTAGCCTAACGTTGCTCTAATACCAAAAAGATTGGCCTTTTCGTCAGCCATTGTAACTAGCCTTACGAGAACCACGCGAATAGACCTTACCGCCGCCCATTTTCTTTTGAGCTTTTTTCTTAGGTGCGTATGTCTTCTTTAATTTTTTAATATGGTCTTTGGCCCCTTGACGAGTAAAGCCAGCATCTATAAGTTTTTCTACAGCTTCCTTTTCACTATTTCGTTCAAAAATTAGTTTGTTTTGCCGTTGCATTTCTTCATATGACATGGCTTCCGCTCTTCCAAGAAATTCTTTGGGAAGTACTTTGCCACCGTCTTTCATATTTGCCTTTACGTCCAGTTCTAAATCTTTTCTGGCTTTCTTTATAGCAGCTCGTCCCGCTTCCGTTTTTTCAAGTTGTTTAAGTCGAGTTCGCGCTGCTTTTTGTTCTTGCACTCTTTTTTCTGAATCGCCTTCATCTGGACGGTCTTGCAAAATTCCTAATGCTTCAATAGCATTCATAGAACTAATTTGTCGTTTGGTTAACGGTAATAACGGACCTGCCATATCTAAATCTCCCCATCTATGGTAACGTTGGTTGCTAGTTCTTTTTTAGCAGGGAGTAATACAACACCGTGAACAACCTGCCCCGTAACTTCTGTGGTTTGCTTTTTTGAAACTCCAATACGATCCAGTATGGACTCTGCAGATTTAATTCGCATATCCATCTGATTTAGTCTT